GTGTTATTTTTTTTTTTCGAAATAGGTGAGACTTCGGTCTCAGGTAAAACAATACCAGGAGTCACAAAGGAACCTAAGTGATCTACCATCCCAATAATGTTGGATAAACGCATAAAGGCCATTAAAGCCCGGTGTTGCTCTGTGGAAGAAAGATCGGCCCCTCCTGCTAAAGCAGTCAATATCTCGATGGAATGTGCTTGAAAATCAGGCACTTGTGGGAGAGCTTTCTCAGCCTCAGAGATGAACTTAATAAGTTCAGACCAAGGGCGACCGGTTCCTACTTCAACGTCGTTGACATTAAAGTTTGGAATTCTGGTAGCAACTTGGATCTCTTTCATTGGCATTCTGAATTCAGTTTGCCAACGCTTGAAAGCTTCTCCTCGAGCTTCTTTGAAGACTCGACACAGTAACCATTCGATGTCTGGTGAAACGATAGTGGAAACCCACGAATCGAAAACCTCCAACCGTTTACGGTTGCGAAGGAATTCACTATAGACGGTATTGACCAATTGGGCCATGACGCCTATAAGTGCGTCTTGCATCGGCGCTCTCACGAGTGTCGATAACTTTTCTACTCTAGTGGACCATAAGAGTTTCGATCCTGCAACAGAAATTGCAGCATAGAAACTCTCTAATGGAATCATCCCAATCCCAGTGAACGAGAACCTCGTTGTACCTGGAGAGAGAAGAGATCCCAAGACCCAAGCAATGGCAGGACTCACGCCCCGTGAAGTCATTGCTGGCTCCACCATTGGCCATTGCTTTTTAGAGATAAAAAGTTTTAGGATCGATGCAAGCCAAGCTTTACTTCCAATGTTTCTCCAACCTCTTCTCACCGCTCGCAGCGCTAACTCAGTTCGCGCTGGTAGTGATGATATTTGGGCTTCCTCTTTCATCGAAAGAGGAGAGACGTTTACAGAAGAAACAAAGGATTGGTTAGCAAAGTTGAACATTCCATTCGTCGAAACGAAAGATTTCGCCAAGCCGATAGGGATAGAGAGACTAGCAGCAAGTCTGATGTATTCTTGTGCTACCAATGGGTGTGCAATAACAACATCATCTCCTAAGACTAAGTAGTCAGAGAAGGTTAGAATGCTATCATACCGAGTTACCCCGATATTTAACGCAGACCATAGCACGAGTGCATGATGCACAAGTGCCATTGAGGCCCAACTTGTTAAAGCCCCCATCGGCTGTCCAGTACGATATCGTACACTTCGTGGGTGCAGAGGATACGCCTTTAGTGTTTCGCCCGGAACTTTGAAATTCCTGTTAACCAATAAATCCAAC